TTCCAAGACGTGTTGGATTCGGTGCCTGGTCTTCGGGAGGCTGCAGGCACTCTTCTTAACATCCCCGGAGCTATTGCAGATCAGGTCCCGTCTCCGTTGGACCTTCTGCCTAAGCCTGCTGAGGATGCAATCAAATCTGCTATCCAGGGTCTAGGAGCTGCTGCAAACCCTGCTGCAGGCATTGCACGTTTTATGGCGGATACAGCCGTCAAAGGTAAGAACGCCAATGAAGCTGCTAAGGCGATTGCGGGTGCTCCTGTTGATCTTGCTGAGGGTGTCCTCAACCTTCCTACTCAAATCGTTCAAGGCATCACTGGTAAGCCTTGGTATAAGCCGATCAACACTGGTCTTATCCCAGAGAATGACACCACAGCAGGTCAGGGCTTAAGGACTCTTGCTCGTTATGCCTTTGCCTCTGCTATCCCCGTCCCTGGTCTCTCTGGAGCCACTGGTCTAGGGGCTAGGGCTATTGGTCAGAGAGCTGCTGAAGGCTTCGTACAGGGTTTTGCTGGTGCATCCGGGGATGCCGACGATGGCAACTTCATTGGAAATATTCCTGGACTTCAAGGCCTTCAGACCAATGCTGCATACACACCTTTAGCCAACAGAGCCTTAGTCGGTCTTGAGGAAGCTCTTTTTAATGCTGGCTTTGGTGCTGGTGGAGAAGCAGTTCAACGTCTGGCAAAGTGGTGGAAAGCAGGGCGACCAGCATCAGGAGCAGCCCAAGCACAAGCTGATCTAGCGCTCGTCAACAGTGTCGGGCCGACGATGAAGTACGGGGGCAACCCCAATGAGCTTGTCGTTGATGGTCTGAAGGCTGCTACACGTCCTGTTGGTCTTCCCACCGTCCCTTTCACAGCACCATCTCTCCGTCCTGAGCAGGCTGTAACACCTCAGGCTACTGCTCCTGTCAATTTCCAGCCGGTTGACATGAGTTCTAAGAACATCCAGTCAATCAACTTTGAAAATGCCAATGGACAGCCTGGCTTTGATCTCTGGTTTGCTGATAAGCGTTTCCCTGCTCTCCTCCCAGGTACTGTCAAGAAGGTTGGAAAGCAAGGCAGCCGAGGCCGTGGATACGGGAACTACATCGTCGTTGAATCTACTGATCCCAAGACAGGAGAGAAGGTAGACGTTCTCTACGCTCACCTAGCTGATGGTGGTATCAAGGTCAAGGAAGGGGATCAGGTGGTTCCCGGCATGGAGCTTGGTACGCAAGGCGGTACAGGCCGTGTCATCTCTTCTGATGGAACCATTGCCTCTGTTGACTTTCTAGCTCCTGCAGCTAAGGAGTCCAAGAGCATGAAGCCCTACAAGCGGTTCAATGAACTGCGTAGGGAACTGGCTGAGCAGATCGGTAAGGGAGGCATCACCCCAGGTCAAGCCCAACAGGTCATGTCTGATGTGGCTGCTGCAGTACCGACTGGACAGGCTGATGAGGTCATCCAACAGGCTTCGGAACAGCTCGATGCTCTTACCCGTAAGGAAGCTCTGGACGCTGGCTATGAGGTGTCTGAGCTGATCCCTGTAGCTCCTCGCAACGATGTTAATGAGGTTGCTGCAGAGATGATTAAGCGGGGTCCTGACATATCCGTTGAGAACACCGCTCGACCGGCTAAGTTCTCTCTGACTGATAATGAGATTCGCGCTATCGGTGGTAGCAGCGAGGAGGCCCTGAAGTGGGCTAACAGCTTGGCTGAGACAGTTGACTATGAGAAGGTCAAAGCACTCTCTGGTACTGGTGATATTGACATTGAAGCCATCCGTGAGAACGTCCGAACCCAGTTCAAGGATATTCTCGATATGTCTGATGAGGATTTCGGGAACTTCGTTGGACAGATCACAACCACGGATAAGCAAGGCCGTACTACCGTCACTGACGAGGGTATCTTTGCTCTTACCTATAAACTCAACGAACTCGCCTCTCAAACCTCAGACCTAGCTAAGGCAGCTGAGAACGCAGAGATCAATGGTCAGAACCCCCAGCTGCTGTATTTGCGGGCTATTGACCGTGGTATGGCGATGATGCAGCTTGAGAAGGTTGCTAATAACGCCGACTCTTGGAACCTCTCCCGTCGTGGAGCCCTCCGCAACGAAGACATGGTTCTGACTCAGGCAGCACAAGACCAGATCAACGCTAATAAAGAAGCTCAGGCGATGCGGGATACCCGTCTCTCCCTGATGAAGGAAGCTCGGGATGCAATCATCCGTGGTGATGAAGCTTGGCTTGAGAAGCTCCCTGGAGCACTCCGTGCATTGCAGATGGTTGGTGCTAAACCTAAGGAACAGCTGAACGTCTGGAAGACTCTTACTGCGTCTGTGCTGAAGACGGGTGATGCCGCCTTTACTGGAAGCCTGCTGAGCGGTCATAGCACTCAGTCAATTAACTTCCAGAGTGTTTTGTTCAATGCCTTTGGACATCCGGCTCTTACCTACCTTGCCAAGGTAATGCCTGGTCCTGAGAACAAAGCAGTTCGTGAGGAAGCCGTCGCTGCTATGAGTGCAACGATGGATACGGTCAGAGAACTCAATAACCTTATCCCTAAGCTCTGGTCTAATCAACCTACCACCTCCGAGATGCTTGGGCGTGAGTTTGTTGGTCTTGATGCTCCAACCTCCCGTCGCGTTGAGCAGATTAAAGTAAAGATGGAAGCAGGAGAACTGACTGATGCACAGGCTTCTTTCTATAACCTAGCCATTAAGCTCCACGATCTCATCCAGTCTCCTTGGATCACTGGCACTGTTCGTAGGACCATTGGAACCTTTGACAACCTTTCTGACGTTATTGCTGGCCGTCAAACTGCCTATAGGAAGGCATATCTAGATGCTATCTCCATCATGGGAGATGCCCCTGTAACACCTGCCTATAAGGAAAAGTTTGCTCGCATTGTTGAGCAGCAACGTAAGCAGTATCTCAAGACTATCTTTGATGACGACGGGATTACTCTGATCGACGATGAAGCCAAGCAGCTTTCTGACGCTTTCGCCTTCCGTACAGACGTTGACAATCTCGATAAGTTCACCAAGTCGATGATCTCTATGGCGGAGATCCCTGGCATGAAGATGTTGGGTCTGACCTTTGTGCGCTCACCAGCCGCAATGATGAAAGCTATGACCCGGTTCACCCCTGGTCTTAGCAACTTCCTGATGGCTTATGAGAAGACCTATAAGGAAGGAACACCGTATCAGAAGGCCTTTATTGAGGGTGCGAACTCCCTTGCTTGGTTCCTTGGTATCAGCTCCTACATCAATGGCTACCTCGGTGTTCAGACTGGTGCTGGTCCTCTCCGTGGACAGGAACGTGATTCTTGGACTGAAAGCAACCAGCCATTCGAGATTCGTCTCCCTGGTGATGCTGCTATCAAGTACCAGTGGTTAGAGCCTCTCTCCAGCCCAATGGGTTTCTTTGCAGACCTTGGGTATTACACCCGCTACGGTGCTGAGCAGGGAGTTGAAGATAACTTCGCTCGTGGTGTTGTCTATGCACTGACTCGGGTTCTTCCTTCTGCAGGTTCCAACATTATCAATAAGTCGTACTTCACCCAGCTTGCAACTATCAGCCAGCTGACGGATCTCACTCGTGTTTCTTCCTATAAGAAGCTTGGTGAGAACATCGCCTCTGGCCTCGTCCCCTTGGCTGGTCTGCGTAGTCAGCTCGGTAGTGTTGTAGACCCGCTTTATCGTGAACTCCGCAGTGAGCTGCTCAACAGCTTTAGCTACTTCATTGAGAAGCGTGGTGGCCTTGGTCTTTCCCGCTTTGCTCCTGAGGATCTCGATGATGTAACTGGTAAGCCGCTCTATAAGAATGGTGTCGATGGCGATTTGAAGTCATCTCTTCTCCAGGCCTTTAATTCATTCCGGCCCCTCGGTGTCAACGTCTCTAAGAACCGTTTCAAGCCAGTCCATAAGTTCCTAACTGAGGTTGGTATTGATGTTGCTGATTCCCGTGACAAGATCCTTGGCACTCCCCTCACGAATGAGGAGCGTACTGAGTTCACTCGTTACATGACTAAGGGTGGTGAATTTGAGAAGGCGCTTCTGGGTTACTTTAAGAGTGATGCCTACAAGTTCGATAAGGACGAGTCTGCTCGTCAACTTCAGCAAGGCTACAAGCCATCTGAAACCGTCGCTTACCAAGAAGTTAATAAGATCATTTCTAATTTCACCATGCTTGCCATGTATGAAATGGGTAAAGGTCTGACTCCTGTTTCTGCTGGCTTCAATAGCCGCCGTTCTCAACAGTTAGGTCAAGCCCGTCAAGAGGCTTACGACCGTCAACAGCGCCAAATCCAACAACTGCGGGAGTATCCCTTCCAGTAAGCAATGGCTATCACGCAAAATACCTACACGGGGAATGGTTCTACTGTTCTCTACTCCTTCACCTTTCCATATCTAGAGACCACTGACATTAAAGTTAGTGTCAACGGGTCAAATACAACTGCATATACCCTAGCCAACGCTACCACTGTTCAGTTCAACGCGGCTCCTGCTAATGGGGCCGCTATTCGTATCTACCGCCAGACAGATGACGCTAATCTGGCTGCTCAGTTCTATCCTGGCTCTGCAATTCGGTCTTCTGACCTGAACGAGAACTTCACGCAGACACTTTATAAGACACAAGAAGTCACCAATTACTCTGTTCAAGACTCTGGCAGCGTTACCTTAAGTGGAACATACACCTTTATAAACCCCGTTGTTGGTGTTACCCCAGTCAATAACAACCACCTTGCTACAAAGCTATACGTTGACTCGTTGGCCTTTAGTGCTACTGGTATTGGCGACGGTAATAAAGGTGATATTACTGTTTCGGGCAATGGAACTACGTGGACTGTTAATAACATCAGTGGCACTTATCTCACAGTAGCTACTGCTGCGTCTACATATCTTACGCAGTCTTCTGCTGCCTCTACATACCTAACCCAATCTAATGCTGCAGCCACTTACTCAACCAAAGGTGCAGCACTTGCTCTCGCTATTGCTCTTGGTTAATTATTATGGCTGAAACTTTTAACCGGGCCTCCGTTGCCCTTTCTACAACCACCATCACTGATGTGTATCAAGCGCCCAACGTGGCAAACACGGATCGAGCTGTTGTGTTGAGCTGCCTTGTGGCCAATGTGGATGGCACCAATGGTGCAGACATTACGTTGACGATCACCGATTCCACTGATGCTGCCATCGCCAAGATCGCTAACACGATTCAGGTGCCTGCTGACAGCACGCTGGAAGCGATCCCCAATAAGTTAATCCTCAAGCGAGGAGAGAAAATCCGAGCAACAGCCAGTGCTGCTAGTGATCTTGAGGTAACGGTCTCAGCGTTGGAGATCACCTGATGACAGTCATCACGCCTGTAGGAGGAATCATTGGGCCACGCCCTACCGGTGCATCCTTCCGTACTGGGGTGTGGAAGCAGCAGGAAGTGTTTGAGCGTCGCGTTGATGGGGTGTGGGCGACGCCTCTTTATCCAGATCTTGCTCCATATGCAACAAATGCAAATGGGGAGATACTTGTTGGCACTTACAATCCTGGACCAGCCACAGTTGTTGGTTATCCAACGCCTAAAACAACTGGGTACGTCAAGCCAGCGAAGACCTACCCAGACGCGGGATTATGTCTGGATGATTCCAGATTTTCTTATTTATATACGCAAGCGGTCACAAATAGCTTGAACTGGAGATTTGACCTGCGGTATTGGGACGAGCCAACTGGCAGCAACGTGTTTGGCAAGACAATCCAAGCCGGTAATGTCAAGCGCATTGCCGCTGGCAATAGCTGCAACAACCAAAACTCGTTTGCCGCTTCAGTTGCTATCAACCCTGGGGCAGGGCTTGATTACCAGCTGTTCTGGTGGGACGAGCTATCGGGATGCGATATATCAGGCGTTGACTACAACCTGATTTATTCAAGCAGCAACTGGTGGGCTTACGTGATAACTACCGTTGGCGGACCTTCTTCCAGTCGCTGGCCTTTTAGTCAAGCCACTTCAAACCAGTACATCTGGAATAACGGAAATACTTCCTATGTGGAGTACAGCCAATCCGGTCGCCCAGTCTCCATGTGGCTCCTGCCGCCCTAATCAACCATGACCAACCTCTATTCACACAACCAGCAGTGGCCACAGGAGCTTCCCTTTCGGATCAAGCTCGCTGATGGCTCTACCCGCACTGACCCCAGCACCTTCACTGCTGAAGAGCTAACAGCCTGGGGTTACACCGGGCCTTTCACACGCCCATCGTTTGATCAGTACAGCGAAGTTCTGGAGTGGTCGGGCACTGAGTTTTCAGTCCGTCCCATGACCACCGAGGAGCGTCAGGTCGTCCTTGACCAGCAGTGGGCAGCAGTCCGCGTTCAACGCAACCAGCGCCTAGCTGATTCCGACTGGACACAACTGCCTGATGCACCAGTCGATGCTGCCGCTTGGGCTGTTTATCGGCAGGAGCTGCGGGACATTACGCAGCAACCGGATCCGTTCAATCTTGTTTGGCCAACTAAACCCTAATAATAACCATGTCTACTACCTTCACTATTGACAACGGTCGGTATTCGGCTGACCATGTAGAGCCTCTCGGTATTCCTACTGTTGCTCGTCAGCTAAGTGCGACTACAACTTCAGCTAATACAGCTCTTTCTGATAACATCTCCCGTATCAGCATCCGCGCCAGGGGCTGTGACATTCGTTATGTTGTTGGCGTCGGAGCACAAACTGCTAATGCTTCCACGAGTCACTTCATTGCCAACGGTGAGCGTCTTGATATCGCTGTACCACCAAACGCCAACATTGCAGTTATCCGAGAAACTGGAGCTACCGTAAATGGCTCATTGGCTGTAACTGAGCTTACCTAAGATGAGACTAGCTGGAACCAAGCTGGCGGCAAATCATCAATATCGAGGGTTTGGTGACCAGCTTTATGATCTCTCAGGTCAGAGACCATCTCTTGACCTTAACTTCGCAAACAGTAAGAGCCTCGTTGACGCCACCACCGGCCAGAACCTCGTCACCTTCACCCGCGCCAGCAGCGGCACCTACGTCGATAGCGAGGGTGTGATTCAAACGGCGACGACGAACGAGGCACGCTTCGACCACAACCCCACCACGGGCGAGAGCTTGGGGTTGCTGGTGGAGGAAAGTAGGACGAATCTTAGTCAACAGAGCGACAATTTTGCAGATGTCTACTGGGCAAAAACAGATTGCACAATTACTTCTAATGAATCTACGGCTCCAGACGGCACACTGACGGCTGATCTTTGGACAAATACTGGAACCCCTGGAGTCGTGCAAAATAACCTCACAAAAGATGCAACAGTTCGAACATATACTGGATCTTTATGGGTTAAAAGCAATGTCACTACTTTTACACTTTCTATTGATGGTGGAACTACTGCCAATCGAGGAAGAGTTGTATTCAACCCAAGCAATGGAACACTTACTAACACATTGAACGACGGTACCTTTACAAACACCAGCGGTACAATAACCGCTTATGCAGATAATTGGTATCGGCTGACAGTTACCACTACAACCAGCACTGGGACATCAATTCGCCTCAGGGTGTTCTTTAGCAATGTTGGCGCAACCGCTCGCATCTGGGGCGCTCAAGTTGAGGAGGGCGCCTTCCCCACCAGCTACATCCCCACCACCACAGCAACAGTCACCCGCAGTGCTGACGTGGCCAGTATTAGTGGGAGCAACTTCTCTTCTTGGTATCGGCAGGATGAGGGGACGGTTTTTGCGGACTCTACTGTTGCTGCCACCAACAACACACGTATAGCTGCAATTTCTGATAACACAACCACTAACCGAATATTCCTATCCCGTGGTTCTGGGTCTGGCGGCAACATCAATATGACAGTTACGAATACAACAGTTCAAGTTTCCGCGCTTATATTTGCAACTGCACTAGCTGCTGGCACATCCAATAGAGTAGCTGCAGTCTATAAAGCCAGCGATTTTGCTGGAAGCGTTAATGGTTTAACTGCTGTAACGCAAAATACGGGAACAGTTCCATCGGCGGTAACTCAACTTGGAATTGGCACCGGAGAGGTATTGGGTAGCAACACCATGACCGGCACCATCCGCCGCCTCACCTACTGGCCCACCCGCCTCAGCAATACCACCCTCCAGCAGGTCACCCAATGACGCACTACATCCGCTTCCCCGACGAAGCCACCGGCACTGCTGCCTTAGATGCTGCTGGTCTACTCAACGAAGACGGTGAGTTCATCACCGCCTCCCACAACCACGCATTGGATGTCATTGGTGAGATCCCAGACATTGACGGCTGGCACGTCAACTACATCGGCGACCTGCCTGAGGCGTGGGCTGATTACATCGTTACACCCGAACAACCTGTCCGTGTATTCTTCTAAAAACAATGATCACCATCCTTGGCATCAAAGTGTCCTATGAGGCACTTGCTTTCTTTGCACTGTTTATTGGCTCCGAGATTATCGGTGCTTCTAAGCTCAAAGAGAACAGCATCGTTCAAATCATCCTGCGTGGTATTGAGGCAATCAAACCTCATCGCACTGAGGATGACAAGATTCAACGTGTAAAAGATACGTTTAAGTAATGAGCAAACGCTGCACTAAGTGCGGCGAAGAAAAACCACTTGACAATTTCCATAAAGAACGACGCAGTTCTGATGGCGTTACAGCAAGATGCAAATCTTGCACAAGCACCTACGGAAAAGCTTGGCGTCAAACGAAGGGTAATGTCTACCACCGCACTCAGCGATACGGCATTACACCAGAAGAATACACAGAGATGCTTGAAGAACAGCTACACAAGTGTGCTTGCTGCGGTTCTAGCAATCCTAAACGTAAGGCAGGCTTCGTCATTGACCATGATCATTCAACTGGTCAAGTACGAGGCTTGCTTTGCCATAGCTGCAATATTGGAATTGGACAGCTTGGTGATTCCATAATCGGCCTCATGCAGGCTGTTGACTATCTTCGCAGGCACTATGACAATACTTAGAGTCGCTCAATACTATCTTCAGACGGACTCTGCTACGCGACATGGCGACAGGATGTGCTGGAGTTCCACCTGCGCGATGGCGGTTAAATATCTCCGTCCTGATGCGCTGAAGGGTAGTAATGCTGATGATGATTACTTGAGAACTGTTCTCAAATACGGTGACACAACCTCATCTACCAGTCAAATCAAAGCCTGTCAGCAGTACGGAGTGTTTGCTTCCTTTTACACAAAAGGTACTAGGCAGACACTCATCAACGAACTTAAGGCAGGCTACCCCGTAGCAACAGGCATCCTCCACAAAGGTCACGTCTCCAAACCCGTTGGTGGCGGACATTGGATGCTACTCATCGGTGACACTGGAGAGCATGGTGTCTTCCACGATCCATATGGTGAGATGGATAACGTCAACGGTGGTTATGTCACCATCGGACGTGGTGGTAAAGACGTTCGCTACTCTTGGAAGAACTGGCTACCACGTTGGGAAGTAGAAGGTCGGGGGACTGGATGGTTCATGAGCTTCCGCCCCACCACTACACCGCAACCAGAAGCTCCCGTAGAGAACACCTGGAAGGGAGTGAAAGCTTGCGCTGAACGTGCTGGAGCTAAGTTCCCACAAGTCGTTGCTGCTCAATGGGCATTGGAGAGCGGCTGGGGTAAACACACCTCTGGTAGGAACAACTACTTTGGTCTTAAAGGCAAGGACGGTGAAGGGACCCTCGTTCGTACCACTGAGTTCGTCGGGGGCATGGAGATCAAAACCGACGCCTGGTTCAAGAACTACGACAGTCTCTATGCCTGCGTAGAGGATCTCGTCACCAAGTGGTACAAGGATTACAAAGGCTATAAAGGTGTCAACAGAGCTTCGTCCCCTGAAGAGTGTGCCCGACTATTGGTTGTTGAGAAGTACGCCACTGATCCCGAATATGCCGCCAAGTTAATTCGTCTCTTTACTGAACATGAATAAATCTCAACGCGCATCAGAGGATCAGTTTGATGAGCTTCACCGCATTGTCACTGAGACCCTTATTGCCAAAATCCGCTCTGGTGAGGCTGGTCCTGCTGACCTAAAGGTTGCTACGGACTGGCTCCATAAGAACAACGTCACAGGTGTTGCTGTGGAAGGCTCTCCCCTTGAGAACCTCCTGAAGAGCATCCCTGAGTTCGATCTTGACTCAATTCAATCGGTTGTCAGGTAATGGATCAGACCATTCGGAATACCTTGGCAGCCGCGGCCTTAGGTCTTTTTAGCTGGCACCTAGTCACTCTACACAATATTTCTAAATCCGTTGATGTACTTGTCCAGCAGGTTGGACAGAGCAATATGCGGATTGAACGCCTTGAGAACTTCGTCTATTTCAACGATAACAATGGCCCAAGGCAAAAGTAAATCAGCTCGGTATTACGCCTCTAACCCTGAGGCACGAGCCAAGAAGAATGCTTACCAACGTAAGCTAAACCAAAAACCCTCTGTCAAGAATAAGTCAGAAGAACGGTGGACTGAACGCCGGAAACGCGGGATTGCTGGTAAAGGCGGTCCTGACCTATCCCATACCAAGAGCGGAAAGATGGTTCTTGAGAACAAGTCCAAGAATCGTGCCCGCAATGGAGCTAACGGCAAATCCACCCTTAAGTAAGAGGTATGGCCCCTCTCACCCCTGATTTCTACCTTGCTCACTTACTCGCCATGACTTCCTCAGAAGCAAAGCGTATGTGGAGACGAGCAATTAAGGAGGTGTTTCAAAATCAATGTGTCTATTGTGGTTCAACATCAGATCTAACTCTGGATCACGTTAAGCCAAAGTCAAGAGGCGGAGATGACACGTCTCGCAATGTTGTCTGTGCCTGCCGCCGCTGTAACCAGGAGAAAGGCTCTGCTCATTACCTCTCTTGGTATCGCAATCAACCATTTCACGATTACCTAAAGGAGTGGCAAATCTCCTCTTGGCTGGAAGCAGCGTGAGAGGCCTTTAGAAGGCTCTGCAAGGTCTCTATGCCCTCCTTTGGGTGTCTCTATACCTATGAGTAAGAATAAGGCGGTTCTAGACCGTTTAGAGGGGGACTTTAGATTCTTCCTTGCTGCTGTATGGAATGAACTAGGTCTCCCTCAGCCTACCCGTGCTCAGCTTGCTATTGCCAAGTATCTCCAGCACGGACCTAAGCGATTACAGATCTCCGCCTTCCGGGGTGTGGGTAAAAGCTGGATCACAGCAGCCTTTGTGCTTTGGACCCTATTCAAAGACCCAGACCAGAAGATCATGGTTATCTCAGCATCGAAAGAACGTGCTGATAACTTCTCCATCTTCTGTCAGAAGCTGATCCTTGATATCGCTTGGCTAGGTCACCTACAGCCGAGGTCAGACGATCAACGTTGGTCTCGGATCTCCTTTGATGTTGGACCGGCTAAACCCCACCAAGCTCCAAGCGTCAAAAGCGTTGGTATCACTGGTCAGATGACAGGCTCCCGAGCCAACCTCCTGATTTTCGATGACGTGGAGGTGCCTGGTAACTCCGCCACAGACATGCAACGGGAGAAGCTCCTTCAACTGGTGACGGAGGCAGAAGCCATCCTCATCCCTGAAGGGAACTCCCGAATCATGTTCCTAGGGACTCCCCAGAGCGTCTTCTCCATCTATCGGAAGCTGGCTGAGAGGTCCTACAAACCTTTTGTCTGGCCTGCTCGATACCCAAGGAAGGTCTCCGGGTATGAGGGCTTTCTAGCCCCTGAGCTTGAGCAAGACATAGATGACAAGGGGTTAGAGAGCCTTAGTTGGACTCCGACCGATACCCGCTTCTCAGACTTTGACCTCATTGAACGTGAGGCAGCAATGGGCCGGAGCAACTTCATGCTCCAGTTCATGCTGGATACCTCTCTGTCTGATGCGGAGAAGTTCCCCCTCAAGTTCCAAGACCTCATCGTTACCCCCGTCAACCCAGACCAAGGCCCCGAGAACATCGTTTGGTCTAGTGACCCTAGGAACGTCTACAAGGAGCTTCCGGCGGTTGGTCTACCCGGAGATAGGTATTACGCCCCAATGGCCCTTCAAGGGGACTACAGGCCCTACTCAGAGACCATCTGCGCTGTAGACCCATCCGGTAGGGGTCTTGATGAAACGGTCGCGGTCTACCTCTCTCAGCTCAATGGTCTGATCTACGTCCGAGAGATCAAGGCCTTTAAGGATGGCTATTCAGACAATACCCTTCGTCAGATCCTTTCCGGCTGTCGGTCCCATAAGGCAACCAAAATCCTGGTGGAGACCAACTTCGGTGATGGCATGATCTCAGAGCTGATGAAGAGACATGCAATCGAGATGAAGGTTGCTATTGACTTTGAAGAGGTAAGGTCTACTACCCGTAAGGAAGAGAGGATCATTGATACCCTTGAACCTCTCCTGAATCAACACCGTCTCGTCATAGACCCAAAGGTGATTGATTGGGACTACAGATCTAACCCCGAAGACCCACCGGAGCTAAGACTCCAATACATGCTGGCCTACCAGTTCTCCCGTATCTGCCGTGAGAAGGGAGCCCTCAAGCACGATGACAGATTGGATGGTCTGGCTCTGGGGTGTAAGTACTTCCTGGATGCTGTAGCCCTGTCGGCGCAGCAGGAGATGGTTGAACGTAAGCGGGAGGAGTGGAAGCAAGTCGTCTCTGCCTTCCTCAATGACCCCCAACAGGCCACCAACCTCCTCGTCCTAGGAGCTACCCCAGACCAGATGGCTAAAGGGGCTAAACCCCGTATCCAGTCTTGGATCTGACGACCATAGACCCATGTTTGAAGGGCTCGGTAGGCATCCGCCTCCGACCCTCTCCATACCTTGAATACCAATGGCTCGGACTTACCCCAAGTTCCAACCGATGGATACCTCCTTTGGCAGTGTGTCTATTGGTGTGACTGATGGTGTCAACACCGTCAATAAGACCGTAAATGAACTCCTGGACCTGATGGCTTCCGCCTTCGACACCTATAAGGCTGTTGATGTGGACACCATCGGTCAGGCGACTACGGTTACCAACTAAGAAGCCGCAGCTCAGGGCTTTGTACTGAGTTAGTAAGGAGTGGTGCCCTTACGACATTGTGGAACAGCGGATCAAAGACCTCTCCCCCTCCGGGAGGGGTCCCCAACTCCACAAGGGAAGGGATGACAAAGGTTATCGCACCATCATCAACCATCAAACAAAAGACAAACGCTCAGTGGCTTAAGCCCTGACGGCTCAACATCCGCGGGAACGGAAGGACAGCTAACGCTCTGCTCCTTTGTCTCCCCCTTCCTACCTCCTTAAAAATTGATCGACAGTGGGACGTAACTACCCCACCGCCAACGGCTTAGAGGGCCGGTCGTTGGAAAGACAAGTCTCCTTTTGGTTAAGACCAAGAGCGGAGGGCCGAGGGCCGTCCAGGAGAGACAAGAAGACGAACGATAGTGAGTCTTCGTAGTCGATCCGTATGACGGCATGGTTATGCTTATTTGGAATGACAATGACAAATAACATAATCATAAGCATCAATACTAGCTTGCTCTTTATGCCTATATATCTAGTATATATCACTCTATAATCATCCGTCCGTTAGGACGGCATTATAGCAATATATATCTAGTATATATCCATCATAATAACCTACCTATCTACCTCCTTCAATCATGCTATAGCTGCTATGGGGGTTATGTACTAAGACCTATCGTCGTATCACCGTATGCCTGATCTGCTATTGGTCCTAGGTATTCTCTTCTCTATTGGTATTGATATGTTTGTTATTAGTGCTATTGGGTAAGAGTTCTTTAGGTCTATCACCGCATCGAGTTATGTCTGCTGTATCCCTCGTCTCTATTACCCCTGATGCTCAACACCTTATCGCTTACTGTGCCAGAGTATCTAATCCCAGTAACCAACAGAACTTGGATACTGAGGAGAAGTTGCTACGGTATCTGATTACCCACAAACATTGGTCTCCCTTTGAGATGGCTCATATGGTCATCGAGATCAATACCACTAGGGCTATAGCTGCTCAGATCATTCGTCATAGGAGCTTTGCGATACAGGAGTTCTCTCAGCGTTATGCCGATGTTACCTGCATTGGAAGTCCCGTAATTCCTGCATTGAGACGGCAAGACCTCAAGAACAGACAGAACTCCATTGATGATCTTGATGGGGAGAAGAGGGCTATCTACCTCCGTCGTATTGCCTCCCTATTCGCTGAGTCTGATGACCTCTATCGAGAGATGGTCTCCAATGGGGTTGCTAAGGAGTGTGCAAGGAGTGTCCTGCCTTTGGCCTCTCCGAGCCGTCTCTACTTATCCGGCTCTATCAGGTCATACATCCATTACTGCCAGGTCCGTTGTGATCCGTCTACCCAGCTTGAACATCGGGTGATTGCGGAAGAGGTGAGACAGATCCTTTCTCAACAACTACCAGCTATTAAGAACTTGCTCCATGAACAACAGCTATGACAGGGATGAACCTATAAGCCTCTCAGAGGCCCCTAGAAGCCCCTCTAAGGTCGATTGGGGTGTGTGTGGGTCGTGTGGGGTGTATCACTTCGTTAGAGCCTCTTGTGGGGGCTTACAGACGGGGAAGTTGATGTGTCCTGCTTGCTATGAGCGGTTTGGGTCCCGAGATTTTGGGAGAAATTTCTGAACCCTTTAACGCTGGGGGCTGACGCTCTGCTTCCCCCGTATGGGGGGTCCTGGGGGGTGGGGGGTCTTGCTTTTTGCAGGCCCTAGCAGACTCAAACCCTGGGAACCATTGCGCTGCAAGGCTCTTCAGTAGTTCAAGGATCTAATGGGGGAGTTGTTTATCCCAACTCAATGCCTTCTTCGTACTGAGAATGATTCTCATTCCTGATATATACATCAGAGGATCTGTCCGCCCTAATACGGATTCGTATCATGTATCATGACACTACTAATCCTTATCAACCACAGAAGCTGCGACTCGCTGAGTTCAGAGCAATCTACAAGCAGACAAAACACCTACCTTCCATTCTTCGCTATCTGATACTAGGCCTTCTCTACTGGCTCGAAGAACGCTACATCAGCTACAAGATAGACACAACGCTGACAAATGCGATTAAGGACTATCACGAACAGGCAGCCAAAGACGATGCACCGCACTGGCAACAAGACGCGATAGTTACTGTCACCGAGAACCCCAGCAGTTCACATCAGCTACCAACACTAACCATAAGCGCCCCTTATCAACACAAAGGATTCGACGATGAGTAAAGACAAAGGATCACAAGCCGCTCACATCCGCTACATGACGCCTAAACAGATTGAGCAGATGCGCTTCGTCTTATTTGCTAAGGCAGCACAGAGCATGGGGGAGCGAATCGACGCCCTGAAGCAGGAGAGACAGTCCACGGGCCGCGACCAGGCCATCGCCGCCATACGCTCCGAGTGGGTGGTAGATGAGTAGTATGTCTGTTCTCTGTTACGAGTTGTGACGATCTTGCTGCATCCCTGCCCAAGGGCAAGCGAGAGGGCTACCTTAGGTGCATGAGACGCGGCCCTGTGCTGCTGTCTCACCTGCCCACAGACAACCAAAGACACCATGACCACGCTCGAAGCGATCAGTCAGTTCTCTGAGGATGTTGAGGCTGTGCTCCTGGCCTTCTCCAAGATGCGCGAGGCAAGCACAGACGAGGAGTGGGATCAATTCAACGATCACCCTCTTCTCTCACCGCTCCTTGATTGTCTAGCTGATCTCGAACACACAGCAGGGATTGAGTAATGGCTCACGCGCGAGGTTCGACGCCTCGCCTCTGCATTGCCCTCCATCAGAAGGGCATCCTTTCCACAACCGAACCCATCATGACCAACGTGATGACTGCATCCAAGACAGCCCGCGACGAGATTCTGTCTGCCTACGACAAAAGCACTTTGCGGGACATAGCCAGCTGCGGCTGTGAGTCAGGCTGTGCCAGTGAACACATTTACTACAGCCAAACTGAAGCCTTCTTCAAGAGGCACGAAGATGAAATCGAGGATTATCTAGCAATCTCAATAGGTGAAGACTGGCTTCAACAGATCAGCTCCGATCCTACAAAGGTTGCCGGTATTCAAACCTTGATCAATCAGATTGTCTGGGTTTATGTCGAGGCAATCGCCCATGAGGCAATTAGCCATGATTAGTCACCTGCCCATAGACAACACACCTCACCACTCCCGCAAGCCCCAGCGAATCACGATCACGATTCCATACGGGCTATGGCGGAACCTTCAGGACAAGGCAGATCAGGAGGGGCGCTCCCTCTCCAACCTTTGCTGCTACGTCCTTGAGTCTGCCCTTGAGTACAAGCGGGGCTTGCTCTGACAACTGCCCATAGACAGGGAACAAGCGTGATGCGGGGGATCGGATCCCTCTCCCTGTTCATTGGCCTAACGCTTGTCACAAGCCGCGGCCATCATCACCACCAACCACAGCCATGATCACTGACCAACACCTTGTCTACGTTGAGGCTAGGCAGCTTGAAGGGATTGAAGCTCAGGCCAACCACGACCCAAGCTTCACCCTCCAGATTCCGTCCCATTGGCTCTCAGCCATCGTCAACGGCGACGAATCTTCCTTTGACTACTACGAAGACGAAGAGGACTACGCGGCCTACCAGGCCTTCTGCCAGGAAGAGATTCCAGCTGGTGCGGTAGTCAGTCCTGCTGAAGAGTCCTATTTCAGCAAGTACCACGACGCTAGCTCCTATGGGGTTCTTGCTTGCGATGTGGTCGATTGCCTCATCTCCTGTTTCTGATTCTTCTCTAACAATGAACCGCCTCTCAACCCTTTGTGAAGGATTCCTCCTGGTCTTTTTCACTGCCCTGATCTCCTGCCTCACTGTCTACGGCGCTTTAGGCGTCGATCCCTCCACGATCAATCAGCCCTCCGCTTTGCGCGAGGCTACAGCTGCCCATAGGCAATAGAGAGTGAGTCAACCACCGCCGGCCCCCAGGTCTTCATTGGTCTGGGGGTCTTTTAATGCGTGGATATATTTTCACAAGCCGCACATACGGTGCTGATCTGCTGCGACGTGCTTTGCGCGGGATTAGGCCTTGCTATGTCTAACCATATGAAGACACTCCTAGCCCTTGTCTCCCTTGCTGTTTGTGCGGCTCCGGTTGCGCGAGCTTATGAGGTGATAACTCCTGTCTCTGTGTCTCCAGTAGATAGCGACTGGCAGGACCTCAGCACACCGGCTCTGCCTGTTCCACAGATCTACGCCTTGCCTACCGCGCCTTCTGTCTTGGACACACAGCCCAAGCAGACAACGTGTGTACAGATGACGTATGGGTTCAACTGCTACAGCCGCTGATACGCGATGTGGGATGCGCGAGGTCTTAGGACTGGTCTCAGAAAAGTCCCTGAGATTGTCGTTGCAGACACTTGCCTATGGGCAGATACCCGGCAGAATTGCGGCATCGCCCGGACCGGGTAATTGAAGAGCGGGTTTCGACCCCGGCAGCCAGTAGCCGTGAGCCTTTGGGAGCCTGGCCTCGCCTAGCGGTGTCTGTGGCGCGTGAAGTAACAACCGCCACACAACATCTACAAGCGGTCTATGCGTCTTTTGCATAATCCGCCACCTGCCTACGGGCAGGGCTTTCCTGCCGGTACACCCGTACTACTCTGCCAATGACGCATTGCAACGGCCTTGAGCAGCTCACTCATTTGGATGCAATCGGAGTCATGGCACAAGCGCGACACGAGTTGCGCGAGGACAGCACAGCCACGCGGCAAGAGCTGGCCGAAGCCACACGATTGCTTAAGAAGGCATCAGCCTATCAACTCTCACTCACCCAAACCGGATTCGATTTCAACTACTGAGGCTATGGAACCTGATGGTAATTCGATTGTCTGTCGTCTTGCCAATAAGGGTTTCTCTCGGTTATTGGATCACGAACAGGGTTGGGTTATTGAGATGACTAAGACACGTCATCCGTATTGGGATCCCTTGATACAGGATGCGTACCACCTCTTACACAACAACTCTATTGATGACGACTCTTGAGGTTGTAGAGCAGAAGCTTCTACTACTTGAACAAGAGATCGAGCAAGCCCGTCAGTCCGCTAAGGAGCCATTGCTTTTGAAAGAAAGCGAGGCTCTTTGCGCGATGTTGAGGGCTTTTGCTTTGTCTCCAAACTGATTATTATTTCCTTCTCTATTCTTAATGGCTAAACCAGGATCTAAGTCCAACAGCTCCAAGATCCCTGTTAAGCGAAATCTCATTGGTAAGCGGACCACTCAAGGGGCGGGGCTTCGGTCTCGTCCCAAGAAAGGACGCAAAGCCTATCGCGGTCAGGGACGGGGGTAGGGGGTTATGCACCCTTCATATAACGACTTTTCTATAGAGGATCTTATGAATGAGGATCTATGGGATCTAGATGATTCCCTTGCGTTCCTTCAGTCTGATCCAGAGGAAGACTCTTTCGATGGTGAGGAGTATGAGGATGATCAACTTGCTCCGTCAGAACCTATGCCCATTGGTGAGCCATTTGATTGGTTCCATGAAAGGGGAAAGGAGTATGACGTTTAAGCGAGTTAAAGCTTCCGAATACGACAAGGCTCTTCAACATGCCTTCGACCTATCAACCAACCGTCTAACAGATATTGGGGCTAAGCTTCATTATCACGACGACATCATTAACAGTGAGGAGTATGAGTGGCCAGAGGGGGAACCCACTGCTGCTGATCTCCTTGCTGCCCAGGTTGATCTAGACGGGGCGGAAGAAGAGGCTGAAGTTACAAGGGATCTCATCAATATCCTCGGAAGCCTCATCGTGCTGCGTAAGGCCCGCCAATAAGCAGCGATCCCTAGCCCCAGTCTGCCCAAAGGCAGGAAACGGGACTAGCCTTAGGATGCAACTACAGATACGCGCCCTCTGTGCCTAAGGGTCCCACGCTCACAGATCCAGAGATGGAGCCGCTCTTCCGGGCGGTTACCTTTTTTGCATCTGAGTGTGCGGACTTCACACCCCAGCTTCTAAAAGTCTTCTTGTTCATTGCTGCACACAACGGCTGCAGGCTGGACGACATAGGTAAGGGTCTTGGTATGACCTCCGCTGCTGTCACCCATATGGTGAACTGGCTATCGGACGGACAGTACAAGAATCACAAGCCTCTGGGGTGGGTCATTAAGCGCCAGGATGTAGTAGATCACAGGGCCAAGAACGTCTTATTGACTCGTCTTGGCCAAGCCGTAGTTGCAAACCTGAAAGCACAACTCTACCCAGAGGTTTAATGATGACCCCATTGTTTAGTCGTGGGTTCTCTTTTAGATCTTCTCACTTGCCTATAGCCAGGAGAGGTTCTAATGCCTAAGTACATCACCACGTTCGGTGACGCTCTCCAATACACCATCGACTTTCGGTGGAAGAAGGGGAAGTCCATGAGCACCAACCTGATCAACTCAGGTCATGTCTTGGAGCACCTTGGCAAGGGCTTCCCCCTGAAGGACATGATGACTCACGGCTTCTGGAAGCAGCTTGCCTATGAGTTGCTTGATAGCCACCCTCTCTGGACTGACACGACCTGCAATCGCGTCACAAGCGCCGGTAGCACTGTCTTGAGGACGGTTATTGATGATGACAAAACCACCATCACTGGCCGCTTCCCCAAGATCTTCAAGTTCAAGGAGGGTAAAAGTCGTTACCTTTACTTCACACGCGATGAGGTAGAGAGACTGATCTACAACTCAGTTGATCCCTTCGATAAGCCTGATCTTGCTGATGTCATTGCTTTCGCGGCCTACTCAGGCTGTCGTATCACTGAAATCCTCAAGCTTCGGGTTATGGATGTGGACTTCGGAAGCAACCTGATCTGGGTTGGTGGGATGAAGGGTAGGGAGACCAAAGGTAACGAGGTCCGGCACATCCCCATCAATGAGCGAATTGAGTCCATGCTCATGAAGCGCGTTGCAGGACGGGCTAGGGAGGAAAAGGTCTTTGGCCAGGACTGGGGGAGCTATGACTCCGTTAATTATTGGTACAAGCGAGTAAGGGATTACTCAGGCTTTGACGAGAAGTATGTCTTCCACTGCCTGCGTCACAGTTTTGCGACCTGGCTAGGTGAACACGCCTCGCCAAAAGCCGTTCAAGCCCTATGCGGGCACAAGGACATTTCTACAACCATGAGGTACTGCCATGCTACTGACAAGTCTCTTAGGGCTGCTATCGACGGTCTCTCCGCTGTCTGAGGTTAGTGAAGAGTTGTTACTGATGCGGTTGGGGAGACTTGAACTCCCACGTCCGAAGACACATGTACCTGAAACATGCGCGTCTACCAATTCCGCCACAACCGCGTGGCTGTCCCCTTGCGGCGACTGGCCAAACCTACACCACGGGACCCCAGACAGGGTTCTACCGGCGACTAACGGTCGTACCGGATGGTACAGGGGTACTGACAGGCTCCTGTCTCACATCGTCTTACATCCCGAGAACCCTTGCTATGACAGGGTTTTCCCTTGGCCAGTAGATTCAGGTTCTGCCATTTAGTCTCTGTCTTGAGACAAGCAAATCTTTCAGCCGGGCTAACGACCCGGCTTTTTACTGGTTTCTTCTCCTGCCTATGGGCAACCATTGGAGGAGTTTGTATAAACGACTTCTACCAGCACCCCCATGCCAACAACTGCCCTTATTGAGCGGCAATATCAACGCGAACTGGAGTCAAAGGCTGAAGCCAAGGCGCGTTTGATCGCCCGAACTCGTGCGGCTGAGGATAAGTCTTACGCATCATCTACCGTCTACGGTAAACCGATGGTTGAGGCTTCGATAGAGCTAACTGCTCAAAAGATTCGGGATACGGTACATCGAGCCTTGAATGGTCAGTGCGGCGTTAATGCTGTCATTGCCTATAAGATGAGAGATGCTGATCCTGAAGTGCTTGCAGTTATCACGGCTAAGTGTTGCCTTGACCTATTTGGTAAAGAGGTTTCACCTGCCTATGGACAGCTCTGTGACCGTGTTGGTGATGCGGTGCATGACGAACTGAAGATCACACATCTTCGGATCCAGGCCCCAAACCTTTACGACAGCATCGCCCAACATTTCAAACACACCACTGGCACCCGGCAGAAGGCTTACAACTTCAGCTTCTACATGAAGCGCAAGGGTATCAAGTGGGATAACTGGTCTCGTGTTGAAAAGTTCAAGGTTGGTGCGTACCTTGTCGATTGTCTTGCCCAAGCAACACATTGGTTAGCCCCCAAGCTGATTCAACGCAGTGCTCGCAAGCGAGAGAAGGTCATTGTCTTTAGCGAGGAGTTCCTAGCTCTTAAACAGCAGCTGCTGGAGAGGGCTGAGCATTTCGCTGCTTGTCAGTGGCCAATGCTCTGTGAGCCGAACGACTGGGATGGGGAGTCAGAACGAGGCGGGGGATACCTCACCTCTGAACTCCGCCGCACGACAACGCTTGTCAGAGCTAGGCGGGATCTGAAATCAGGACCATGTTTGAAGGGCACAGAAGCCCTCGACATGCTTAACCGCTTGCAGAAGGTGGCCTTTCGGATTAACCCCAAGATCCTTGAGGTTGCCAACCATTGCTTTGAGCATCGCATCAGCATTGGTAAGTTTCGTGCTGAAGACCCTGTGCCAGTTCCCCCAATGCCTCAGGGGGAGCTGAGCCCAGAGGAGATCAAGGAGTGGAAGGTCCAAGCCACTCAGATCTACGACTACAACGCTTCTCTGGAACAGAAGAACTACAGGACAGCGGAGACGCTCTTTGTTGCTAACAAGTACAAGGATGATGCCTTCTACTATCCCGCAAGTTTTGACTATCGGGGAAGAATTTATTATGTAGTCACAAGCCTCTGTCCTCAAGGGACTGACTTCGATAAGAGTCTTTTCCTGTTTGATGAGGAAGGTCCCATCAATGAATGGTGGTTAGCATTTACATGCGCCACAACGATGGGTCTGGATAAGGCAAGCATGGAAGATCGGATTGCTTGGACTAGATCCAACACCGATTTGATCCAGGCTGTTGCGTCTGATCCCCTTGAGTTCCGTTCCCTTTGGGAAAAAGCCGACGAGCCTTGGTCCTTCTTAGCGGCTGCAATCGAATATGACGCTTGCTGCCTACGGAAAACCAAGACAACCTCAGGCCTCCCCTGTGGGATTGACGCTACATGTAGTGGCATCCAACACCTTTCAGCACTAACGCTGGATGGGAAGGCAGCTTCGATGGTCAACGTCACCCCTACCGATAAGCCGGTGGATGGGTACGCCATCGTTGCGGAGGAAGCCAAACAGCACATCCGTCCTGAACTGAGGGATTGGCTGAACCGCAAGGTCACCAAACGAGTATGTATGTGCTACAGCTACGGGCTGTCACGTCACTCGGCACGGGGTTACATCCGTGATGCTCTGTTGGATCAGGGCAGGGACCTCAGCGAACAAGGCGTCCTTAGTGAGATCACTAATGCCGTCTACAACAAAGCAGTTCCGGCTGTCTTTCCTGGACCGGCTGGCTGTATGGAGTTCATCCAATCAGCCGTTAAACACGCCCTAGCCAATGGGGCGACGGAGTTGACCTACATCACTCCATCAGGATTCCCCTTCATTCAGGACCTACGGGTTTCCCTGACGAAGAGGATTAAAACACAACTTATGGGTTCAACAATCAAGACGGTTGTTGCCGATGGCTTTGGGGAGCCAGACCATAAGCATCACATCTCAGCAAGTGCGCCAAATCTGGTCCATGCGCTCGATTCAACCCTGATCCATAAGGTTGGTAATGAATGGGCCAACCCCATCGCAGTCATTCACGACTGTGTATTAGCTCGGTCTTGTGACCTTGATGAGCTTGGATCACTAATTAGAGAGAAGTTTGTAGAGATCTACTCCCAACCCATCCTGTCCAACTGGGCAGCGGATAGGGGAGTTGAGGTCCCTGCAGGCTTGATTAAAAACACCCTAGATCTGGAGTCGGTCAAAGACTCCAAGTATTTCTTCTGCTAACCACAACTACCTATGGCAAATCGTTTCCTCGTCACCACCGAGCTTGAGGGCTATATCAATGCCTTGAAGCCGGGAGGAAAGTTCAATAAGTGTACGATCAGCTTCCGCATTCCTGAGAAGGATCTGCAGGAGATGAATGAGAGCTTTGAGTCTGGCCTTAAGTGGGCTGAGAACAAGGCTGCTGGCAAGCGAGTCTCTCGTGAGCTGCCTAAGTGGGATGAACAAGGCTTTGTTCAATACGGCTATGGCGGTGAGCAAGGCCCTCCGATGTTTGCTTGGGTTGATTCCGAAGGAAAGGAACTTGACATCGACACCGACATTCGTAAGGGTACTAAAGTCCGTCTGATCGTTGATCTGAAGCCTTATCTCTTTGGCAATAAAGTTGGTGTCTCACTCAAAGTCAAAGGAGCCCGAGTGCTGCAGCTCGTTACGGGCAATGGTGCAGTTGACTCTGGTGACCTTACTGCTGATGAAGTGGCTGCTCTCCTAGGTACTGGTGATGGCTTCAAACAGTCAGAGCCAAACGTCAAGGATGGTCGCCCTGAAGAACAGGAAGACGCATACGAGTTCTGATGTATCGCAGTCGCCTTGAAGAGCGGCTTGCTAAATGGTTTGAGCTAAACGAGATTCCGTTTGAGTACGAGACAGCGAAACTCAACTACCAAATATCAGCCGTCTATAAACCTGATTTTATCCTCCCGAATGGCGTCCATCTAGAGGCCAAGGGATACCTCAAGCCTGGAGATCGAAGAAAGATGCTTTGTGTTCGGGATTGCAACCCAGACACAGACATTCGCTTTGTCTTCCAGGCACCAAATAACCGACTGAATAAAGGCAGCACCACTACCTACTCGGCCTGGGCTGAGAAGCATGGGTTCCTTTGGTGTCATGCCAACAACATCCCTATGGAATGGCTCCAATGAAACCAGCTGAACGAGTCCAAGAGGCCACTGCCAGCTTCATCAACATGCTGATGGATCTTGGCTACATCCCCAATGACATTGTTGAGGGGATGGATGAGGCTATTGATCAATTTGACGAAACCTTCGCCAACTTTAATCCATGAGTCATGCAATCAAGCAGCGAATTTGTACGGCATGAGCCGTGCTCTCACTGCGGTAGCTCAGATGCCATGTCCCGTTACACCGATGGGCATGGCTTTTGTTTTAGTTGCCAAGCGTGGGAGCCAGGTGATGAGGATGCACCACCAATCACAAGCCTCAATCTGACTCGCTTTATTCCAATGAACTATACAGGTGACATTGTTCGCCTAAACAATCGTTCTATCACAGAGGAAACCTGCAGGAAATTTAATGTCCGAGTCGATAAGACTACTGCTGGTTATGTACTGCGCTTTCCCTACTACTCTTCTTCTGGCAGCTTGGTTGCTTTTAAGGAGAGAACGGAGGATAAGGAGTTCTCTTGGGTAGGAAAGAACCAAGAAAAACAGCTATTCGGTCAACAGCTCTTTGGTACAGGGAAATCCCTTGTCATCACAGAGGGAGAGATCGACTGTCTGAGTGTTTGGCAAGCCCGCCCGAACTGGCCCTGTGTCTCTGTTCCAAATGGAGCAGCAGGGGCTAAGAAGGCGATTGAGCATCAACTCAACTGGTGTCTTGGCTTCAGTGAGATCATCCTGATGTATGACACGGATGAGGCAGGAATCAAAGCGGCACAAGACTGTGCAAGCTTGTTCCCGCCTGATCGGGTCTTCATTGCGAGGATCTCTCCGTACAAAGACGCCAATGAGGCTCTAGTTGACCGGAACCCTGAGGCTATACGTCAGGCGATCTGGAATAAGAAGCCTTATACCCCTCAGAGCATCATTGATGGACGGGACATCTTTGATCTCGTGTCTAAACCTATTAAGGGTAAGGATGCTGATTGGCCTTTTACCAGGCTCAATGAAGTCACGGGGGGTCTTCGTCTGGGCGAGCTGGTCTGCGTGACTGCAGGTTCTGGCGTGGGGAAGTCAACCTTCTGTGGTGAGACGGCCCAATGCCTAGTCGATCAGGGTTTCAAGGTCGGTTACATCGCCCTTGAAGAGAGTGTTCAACGCACTGCTCTTCGGCTGATGACAGTCAAGGCCAATGCTCCTCTGCATATCAGCAACGACATTCCAGAGGATCAATTCCTAAACGCCTTTGATGAGAGTGTTGGTAGTGGCTCAGTCTTCCTACGGGATGGCTTTGGCTCTGTTGATCCTGATGTGATCCTGAATGACATTCGCTTTATGTGTAAGGCGAAGGGTGTCTCCTGGATCATTCTCGATCACCTATCAATTTTGCTCAGTGGTAATGCTGATGCAATGGGCGATGAGCGCAAGACGATAGATATTGTGATGACCAAGCTTCGTTCTTTTGTAGCGGAGACTGGCATCGGGATGATCCTTGTTTCCCATCTACGACGATCACAGAATGACAAAGGATTTGAAGACGGAGCACAAATCTCCCTCAGCCACCTCAGGGGCTCCCATAGCATACCGCAGCTATCTGATTTGGTTATCTCTATACAACGCAGCGTCTCCGCTGGAGAGAATCACGCAAAGCTGGTTGTACTGAAGAACCGATTTAGTGGTCGTACAGGAGAGGCGGGAGAGATTGTCTATACAGATATTACAGGTCGGATGACCGAAGCCAATCAAACAACTTCTACATCATCTGAGGAGGACTATGAGTTTTAAGGCTCTTCTCTTTGTCCAAGACAAGTGTGAACCCTGCCACCGCACCCTTTCTGCTTTAACCAATGCTTTTGAACAGTCTTCCTACATTGAAGTCACTGCCTACAAAGGTCCTGATGGTAGTAAAACAAAGGAAGCGGAAGACTACGAAGTCACCGTCACTCCGACTGTTGTTGTTGTTCGTCCTAGTGGTTCTGAGCTAGGCAGGTTCAAAGGGTCTTCTCAGATGCCACCTGCGTTCTTCAGCAAGTTGGCACGGTTCTTGAATAACGCTAACGATGAACAAAAGGGAGAGGATTCTGCTTGAGTCCTTCTACATCGTGACTAACTTATTCATTATCGCGGGTGTAATCCGCCATTGGAACCAGTGACTCTACGCCTTTTATTTGACATCGAAACCGATGGTCTCCTGCGCTCTCTTAGCACCATCCACTGTGTTGTTGTTCGGGATCTCGATTCCGGGCAAACTTTGGTCTTTAACGATCAGGGTACTAAGCCACCCATTTCGCAAGCAATCACTCTTCTGGAGGAAGCTACAGAACTATGGGGTCACAACATTTGCTGCTATGACATACCAGCCATAAGGCAGATCTACCCGTTCTTCAATCCGAAGGCTCGGTGCTACGACACGTTGATCATGAGCCGGATGTTCTTCTCAGACATTCTGGATCGTGACTTTAAGAGTAAGCCAGCCCAGATGCCTCAGAAGCTTTATGGCAGACATAGCCTTGAGTCTTGGGGCTACCGCCTTGGTGAATACAAGAGCGAGTTCGGAAAGACAACGGATTGGAAGGACTGGTCTCAAGAGCTAGAGGACTATTGCATCCAGGACACGGAGGTTAGTCTCAAACTCAGAGATCTCTTCAGCCCACGTCTTGAGCAGTATGACTCTTGTATTGAGCTAGAGCATTCCCACGCCAAGATCATGGCCCTGCAGGAGGAGTCAGGCATCCGCTTCGACATTCCTCAGGCACAGCAACTGGAATCAATTCTCCGAACAGAACTGGAACAGTTGTCAGATCAGATGAGGGAACACTTCCCTTACGTTGATGCTGGTCCCTTTATCCCAGCTAGGGATAACAAGACGAAGGGTTATGTCAAAGGCTGTGAGTTCACGAAGCTCAAAGAGTTCAACCCAACCTCCCGCTTCCATATCGCTTGGGCCTTTCAGACCTGGAGAAATTGGACTCCTACAGAGTTCACTGAGACCGGGACCCCCAAGATTGATGAATCGGTTCTCAAGACCATTGGCACTGAGGAGGCGTTGACCTTTGCCCGGATCCTTGAACTACAGAAGGCCTTAGGTCAACTGAGTGATGGGACTGGGGCTTGGTTGAAGCAAGTCACCTCAGAAGGTCTTATCCACCACTCCTGTCAGCTTGCCACCAACACAGGACGTAATGCTCACAGGAACCCCAATGTCTCCCAGGTAAGTTCTGACCCTCGCTGTAGGGCTTTGTTCCTGCCGCATGAAGGCATGACGTGGGTTGATGCTGATGCTTCGGGCCTGGAGCTTCGGATGCTTGGGCACTGGTTGGCTAAGTATGACGGGGGCTCCTTTGCTGAGGTTGTCGTTAATGGTGATATTCACCAACAGAACGCAGACCGGGTGGGGGTGACAAGATCCCAGGTGAAAAGTCTAACCTACTGTTTCATCTACGGTGGATCGGATAAGAAACTAGGTCTTACCTATGACTCTACTTTGTCTCCTGAGAAAGCTCAGAAGAAAGGGAAAGAGTTGAGAGCTGCCTTCATGGAAGCAATCCCTGGTCTTCAGGAATTGACTGATGCTCTCAAGATCAGAGCCAAGACAAACAAGATCAAAGCTCTGGACGGCAGGCCTATCTGCCTGCAAGGTAAGACCCACGTTGCCTTGAACTATCTCCTCCAATCAGGAGGAGCAATCCTTACTAAGCGGTGGGGAGTCATCCTTGCCAATCACCTTCTAAACGACCACCAACTCCAATACGGGGTTGACTTTACATTCCTCGCATACATCCACGATAGCTATGGCTTGTCCGTCAAGCCCGAGCACGTCGCAACAGTTGAGTCTCTCCTTTCTCTCAGCATCGTTGAAGCCGGAGAGTTCTATAACCTCCGAGTCCCAATGGCAGCTGAGCCTAAGTCAGGACCAAGTTGGAGAGAAGTCCACTAAGCAATGTCGTGCTTGCAATCAGCACTTACCTATTGAGTCCTTCCCTCACTTCTCCACTTCAAAGGCTGGAAGGAAGAACACTTGTAAGTCCTGCACCAAAGCCTTAGCAGAAGTCAGAAGCTACCTGAGAGAGAGGAATCCTCCTCCCCCTCCTGGTCACTGTCCTATCTGCAAACAGCACACAGATACTTGGGTCTTAGACCACTGCCATTTCAACTCAACGTTCAGGGGCTACATCTGCAACTCCTGCAACCTTGGATTGGGACGGTTCAACGATGACCCTAGGTATCTAATGCAGGCTCTCTATTATCTTATTAACTAATGTACGCACCACCTCAGCTTCGTATAGACGCTGACTTCTATGCCTATCGCTCCTGTCAGATGGGAGAGGAAGATCTTGACTTCGGCGATGAGGTCATCATCGTTGCTTCTAACTTCCCTCTTGTTGTACGGATGTTCGAGAGGCAGATACAAGACCTCAAGGAACGTTATGAGACAGAGGACGTTGTTCTCTACTTCACTGGCACCAGTAACTTCCGAAAGAAAGTTGATCCTGAATACAAGGGTAACCGTGTCAAGCGGAAGCCTGCAGGTTACAAGCGTCTCCTGAACTACGCCTTCGATACCTTCACCTGCAAACGGATTGACTGCTTAGAGGCAGACGACCTTCTGGGTTTGGACTGTCATATGAGCAGCGAGAACTTCGTTGTTGTCAGTCCCGACAAAGATATGAAGAGTATCGCTTGTCGCCTCTTCAATGGAGAAGAGGAGATTGAAGTCACCCCCGAAGCTGCTGACCGTCAATTCCATCTTCAGTGTCTGACTGGTGATGTGGTTGATGGTTATAAGGGTATTCCTGGCATTGGCCCAAAGTCTGCGGACAAGATCCTTTCCCAAGAGGGAGAGCCTTGGACTCTGATTGTTCAAGCCTATGAGAAGGCTGGTCTAACAGAGGAAGATGCACTCCGTAATGCCCGTCTTGCCCGCATCCTTCGTCCCGGTGAATTTGACTTTGAGAACAATGAGCCAATCCTTTGGACCCCCACCCCCAATAGTTGATCCGACTATTGAGCAGCAATTCAAATGGAGACGGATGCAGGACCTACTGCCTAAGGCCAGCAAGGAAGACCTGATCACTCTTATTGATTCGCTTCAACACCAGAACTTCGCACTTGTAAACACCGTTGGAAACCTTCTCAAGCACTGGCCCAAAGGGGTCTAAGTACAACCCTACTCACTATCAGAAGGGAAGCATTCAGGTTTGGGATTTCATCGCAGATCAGAAGCTTGATTATCTGAAGGGTTGCATCATCAAATATGTCTGCCGTGCTGGTTCAAAGCCGCATGAGTCTGAGCTTGACGATCTCCTAAAAGCTAGGGCCTATCTCGATAAGGCCATCTCTTCCATTGATTCCCTTTACCACACCACCAGTGCAGCCTCTATTTGACGACATGACAAGTAACTTCCGCAATCGAGCCAGGGCCTTTCGAGAGGCAATGGATCAACCGATGGATTGCTTCACGCCCAGCATTGCAAAGCTGCAGCTCCATCTGGTGACTGAAGAGTGGCTTGAGTTGAAGAACTCTCTCTATGAGTGCATCTCTCAACCCAACAATAAGCGAGCTAAGGAAGAGGCTCTTAAGGAGTTGACTGACCTTGTAGTGGTCTGCTTCCAGATGGCAGAGGCTTTCGGTTGGGATCTTGACTCTGCCTATAACCGAGTCATGGATAGCAACATGAGCAAGCTCGTGGATGGTAAACCGTTGAAGAGAGAGGACGGCAAAGTTCTCAAAGGACCTAATTATCAACCCCCTGTATTGATTGATCTTGTCTAGATGAAAAAGGTACTCGTTGCCTGTGAGTTCTCAGGCAGAGTGCGAGACGCCTTTATTAGAAACGGTTGCGAAGCTATATCTTGTGATCTCCTGCCAACTGATCAGCCAGGACCTCATTACCAAGGTGATGTCTTTGACATTATCAATGACGGTTGGGATTTAATGGTTGCTCATCCTCCTTGCACTCACTTAGCAGTGTCTGGCGCTAGGTGGTTTCACAAGAAACAACAAGAGCAGGAAGAAGCTCTTGATTTTGTTCGGCGTCTCATGGCGGCTCCGATCAATCAAATTGCAATCGAGAATCCAATAAGTGTGATCTCGTCAAAGATACGCAAGCCAGACCAGATCATTCAGCCTTGGATGTTTGGTCATGGCGAAACCAAAAGCACTTGCCTTTGGTTGAAGAACCTTCCGCCTTTACAGCCTACCCAAATTGTTTCTGGTAGAGCCAATACTATTCATAGGATGCCACCTTCTGAGCATCGTTGGAAGCTTAGAAGCCTTACCTATCAAGGCATTGCTACTGCTATGGGAGATCAATGGTCTGCCCCAGTTACAGCACAACTTTCTTTTATTGATCTCGTATGAATACCACTGACAAGATTGCCCGAACTGGTCGTGTCCAGAGCTGGATGGATCAACCGGATGGACGCTTGCCGGTCAGCTGCACCATTTTCGTGGTTGAAGATGAAATGGAGGGAGACAATGGAATCGAAGCGTCTTGGCGCTTTGTTAGCCACGCTCTCCGATATGGAGCAGGAGTTGCAGTCCACCTATCCAAGCTTCGACCCAGAGGAGTTGAGAATGGCAAAGGCTTGGTTGCTTCTGGGCCTGTGTCGTTTGGAAAGATCTACTCCACTCTCAACGAAATCCTGAGGCGGGGTGGTTTGTACAAAAACGGCGCTTGTGTGTTGCATCTTGATTACTCGCATCCTGATGCACTCGAGTTTGTCACTGCTAGCCGTCAAGACCTTCCGTGGGTGAAGCGTTGTCTGAACGTAGACCACGACTTCCTCTCTAAATCTTCCCCTGAGCTGATCGAAGCTTGTCTTGACAGCATCCGTAAGGGTGACCTCTGGCTTACCAAGATGCGGTATGACAAGAACGGAGAACGCATCCGTGCCAATGTCTGCCTTGAGATCCTCCTCAAGAGCCGTGGTACTTGCCTTCTCCAGCACCTGAACCTTGGGGCCTGCACCGTAGAGGATGTAGAGCAAGCCTTCGTCATGGGTATGTCTGAGCTTTGTGCTCTTCATGCCAAGACAGGTGTAGGCGACTCTGGTGAGTATCTCCCTCCTGAGAAGGATCGTCAGGTTGGTCTTGGCCTGCTTGGCCTTGCCAACTTCCTGTCTATTCACGGTGTCAGCTACAAAGAGTTTGGTGAAGCACTCCGTACCTTGAACAATGGGGAACGTGATGAACACACTCCCGCTCTGATCCTTGCTCGTGCTATCCAACGGGGTATTGAGTCTGCTGCCCATGTAGCCCGTGCTCATGGGATGGAGAGGGCTTTCACCATTGCCCCTACTGCTACCTGCTCCTATCGCTACAAGGATCTCCGTGGCTTCACAACGACTCCAGAGATTGCTCCTCCCATTGCTCGTACCGTTGATCGTGATAGCGGCACTTTTGGCGTAGCTAGTTACGACTATGGCGATGTGGAGATTGCTTGTGAGGTTGGTTGGGATGCCTACAACCTTGTGGCTAATGAGCTTGTACGGATGTATGAGAAGACAGGCCTCTGGCACTCCTACTCCTATAACACTTGGTCCGACGTAGTGACCTACGACCGTAAGTTCCTTCAGGAATGGTTGTCTTCCCCGCAGACCAGCATGTATTACGCCCTTCAGGTGATGCCTGATACCCAGCGTAAGGATGATGCCTTGGCTGCTTTGGATGAAGACTTCCGCGACCTATTCGGCTTCGATGAAGCCTCTGCACCAGCTGACGACTTTTGTGTTTCTTGCGCTGAATGATGAACTCGCCCTACCTCTCCGTCGTTTCCCGCAAACGCAAGTGGACCCCTGTAGCCGTTGACAAGGGTCAGGTAACCAAGGGCTCTGAAGACTCGATCTTCAGGGCTCTTGCACTCCGTTGTCTGGAGCTTCCTGTTAAGGAGTTCCTCCAACAGGGTCTTGAGAAGGAACTGCCTTCTACTCCTGGTGTTGTGGAGGCTCTTCAATCCAACCAACAGGATGAAGACCGTCACGATCAGGCTTTTGAATACATCGTTCAAGCCCACGGGTTTGACCCTAAAGCTGAGCGTGAAGCAAAGCATATCCTTAAGAGTTGGCTAGAGGCTCCTGAACACCCCATCCTCAAGGCAGCCATCCTTGAGCGGAGTGTCTTCTTTGTCCTTCTCCCCTTCTACCGCAATGTTGGGGACATCGGGATGAGAACCACGGCTGCAGATATTAGCCGTGATGAACAGACCCACGTTGCTATTCATCACATGGTGTGTAAGGAGCTTGGTCTTCAGTCCACACCGAACCTTGATCGTCTCCGCCGAGCAACCGTTGCTTGGGTGATGGATGGTCTTGAGGGCTCTTCTAAGTGGCTCAATAAAGACTTCTGGATCTCCCAGTCCGACAGTCTCTATAGCCGTGGCAAGGCAGATGGTCTTGCCGATACCCAACGTGCCCGGATGCCTGCCTTCTTTGAGGCAAGCAATGTGAACCTCCCGATGTATGGCTGATCCTTCTGTTCTTATTAAGGAGAATCTGGAATTAGGCTTTATTAGTGATGCGACCCTACAGCTTCTGATTGAGGAGCTAGATCAGGTCTATCCCGACATCTTTCCAGATTACTCATTGCAGCACCACGAAATTGCCTATAGAGCAGGGCAGGTCTCTGTTGTTAGGTATCTCAAATCTAAACTGCAATCAGACTAATGTGTACCAGTGCCCCCAAGGCTCCAGACCCGCCGAAGTTTAAGGATCCTCGTCTGAAGGATAAAGAGTACAAGGCCATCGCTAAGGACCTTGGTATTAAAAAGCTTGATAACCCCCGTGAACTCTACAGGGTAGAGAAGGTCATTGCCAAGAATAAGGAGGCCGAGTACAAAGCCACCCTTGATCAGATGGAGCAAACCAACGCTACCAATCGTGCTGATGATATTGCTCGGGCTCAAGCTCAGTTCGATGAGATGACCCGTATGCAACAACAACAGTTTGAGCAGAGCATGGCAGCTCAGAACCAAGCTCTTCAGATGCAGCTGGATTCTCAAGACCGCCTTCAGCAACGGGCTGAGGAATCAAGCCTTCGTTCTCAAGTTCCTCAGTTCACCACCAATAGCTCTAACTCCCGTCGTGTGAAGGCGAAGACCTCGGGTAGGAAACTGGCTCAACAGGCAGCTCGTGGAGCTAGTCAGTTGAGGATTCCTCTGTCGATTAACAGTGGTTCTTCTAGCCCTGTTAAACTTAATATCGGTTCGTGATGGAAACTACTGCTTCTCAGCGTTACGCCCGCCTTTCTAGCAGCAGAACACAGCTTCTTGATGCAGCCCGTGAATGTGCCAAGCTGAGTCTTCCCTATCTTTTGACCCCTAGCGGTCATGCTTCTGGGAATAAGCTCACAACCCCTTGGCAGTCAGTCGGCGCAAAAGGCGTGAATGTGATGGCATCCAAGTTGATGCTGTCTCTTTTCCCTATCAATCAAAAGTTCTTTAAGCTTCAGATCAACGACGGTAAGCTTTCGCTTGACCCGAACATTGATAAGCAAGCTAGATCTGAGATTGACTTGACCCTCTCCAAGATTGAGAGGATTGTGATGCAGAACGTGGCTGAGTCACAGGATCGAATGGTCCTACACCAAGCCATGAAGCATTTGGTAGTGACTGGGAATGTGCTTGTCTATATGGGCAAGAAACATCTCAAGCTCTATCCACTTGACCGTTACGTTGTCGTTAGGGATGGTGAAGGGCAACCTACCGAGATCGTCACTGTAGAGGCTGTTGATCGTCAGTTCCTCCCTGAGGACTTCCAGAAGCCAACCTCCTCTAACGGTATCAAGCCTGACAACCATCCCGGTGAGGAAGGTGCTGCCTCGGTTCCTGATCTCAAGATCGACCTCAACACCAATGATGTTGCTGTCTACACCTGGGCAAAGCTTAAGGATGGACAGTGGTATTGGCATCAGGAAGCTGAGAATAAGATCATTGAAGGGTCTGAGTCGAAGGCTCCTAAGAATGCTTCCCCTTGGATCGCCCTCCGCTTCAATGTGGTGGATGGTGAAGACTATGGACGTTCCCGTATTGAGGAGTATCTCGGTGATCTGAAGAGCCTTGAAGCTCTGATGCAGGCCCTTGTTGAAGGTTCTGCTGCAGCAGCGAAGGTTGTCTTCACCGTATCTCCTTCTGCTACGACCAAGCCCTCTCAGCTTGCTCAAGCAGGGAATGGGGCGATCATCCAAGGCCGTCCTGATGATGTAGGTGTTATTCAGGTTGGTAAGACAGCTGATTTCCGTACTGCCTATGAGATGAGTAATACGCTCACTCAACGTCTTTCGGAAGCCTTCCTGATCCTCAATCCTCGCTCCGCAGAACGTGTTACAGCCGAAGAGATCAGAGCCGTCCAACAGGAGGTCAACGAACAACTCTCCGGGATATTTGGATCTCTGACTGTTGATCTACTGGGACCTTACATCAACCGTAAAATCCTTGTGCTTCAGAAGACTAGAGAGCTTCCTCCTCTTCCTAAGAATATTGTCTTCCCGACAGTGGTTGCAGGTCTAGAGGGGATTGGCCGTGGTCAGGACCGAGAGGCTCTAACTATGTTCATCCAGACCCTTGCTCAAACGATGGGTCCTGAGATGATCCAGACCTATATCAATCCCGATGAAGCGATTAAACGCCTCAGTGCTTCCTTTGGTATTGATTACCTTGGTCTGATCAAGACTTCTGAGGAACGTCAAGCCGAGTCTGAAGCTGCACAGCAACAGGCTATGAATCAGAACATCATGGGTCAACTTGGTCAGCTTGCTTCTACCCCATTGGCTGATCCAACTAAGAACCCAGCTATCGCAGAACAATTCGCAAATGCCACAGGACAATCAGACTTCCCGCCAGAGGGCACGGAACCCGGAGGGGACATTCAAGGGCAACCCTGAAACCCCTGAAGTGAATGAGGCATGGGAGCCTACCAGTCTTCCCCTCAAGAATCATCCCGTCAAGCAGAAGATCACACCAAACGGTAGTAAGCCCAAGATCGGCGCTACTGAGAGGGTGACTGCACCTGATTTTATGTCAGTGAATATCATTACCAACTAATATGGAATTTACGTTTGATTCCACAGATACCTCTGCTGCTGAGGCTCAACAGGCAGCGGAGGCTAAAGCACTACAAGAAGGTGAGCGTCTTATTGAGCAACAACAGAAAGCTCAAGAGCTGACCTACGAACAGGCTCGTCTTCAAGACGAAGCACAAGCCCGGTATGCAGGCAAATACAAGTCTGCTGAGGAGCTTGAGAAGGCTTACCTAGAACTTCAAAAGAAGCTGGGTGAACCTAAGCAAGAGCAACCCGAGGAGGACTCTGAGAGTCCCTCAGAAGAGCCTGAGGAAGGTGATGAAGAGGAGCAAGTAGAAGAGGTCTCCGAAGAGGTTTCAGAGGTAGCACAGCTCCTCACAGAAGCCTCTAAGGAGTTCTCTGAGAATAGTTCCAAGCTCTCTGATGAAACGATTGAGAAGCTCTCGCAGCTTGACAGTCGAACCCTTGTGGAGACGTGGGCTAACTACATCGCCCAACAGGAACAGCAGGCAGTTCAAGCTGCTATCACCCAACAGGAGGCAGACCGTGTGATGAAGGCCGTTGGTGGAGAGGCTGAGTACCAAGCCATGATCGCTTGGGCTTCTGAGAACCTCACCCCTGCTGAAGTCTCCGCCTACGACAACGTGGTGAATAACGGAGATGCTGATGCTGTCTATTGGGCTGCTATGGGTCTCAAGGCTAAGTACACCGACTCCGTTGGCTATGAAGGTAAACAGGTCAGTGGGAAACGTCCGTCTTCGATGGAGCCTGGTTTCCGTAGTCATTCAGAGCTTGCTCGGGCTATTCGAGATCCTCGCTACAAGGATGATCCGGCCTATCGCCGGGATGTAGAAGACAAACTTTCTAGGAGTGGAGATCTCCTCTGATCATGAAAAAGAAAGGAACCAAAGGCGGTAAGGGTGGCGTGAAGAAGGGCTATTGAGCCTTGGAGCAGGGCACCTCAGAGTCGGACCCTGCTCTACTTGTGGAAGCTTCGGACCACGTTAAAAACCAGCCCGAGATCTTGGGCCCGTAAGGATACCCCATAGGAACATCGGTTTTCTAGACAACCAAAGACTACTTTCAAATAGAAGCTTCTTAAATAGGACAAGGCGCTATTAAAGATTCAACCCTTTTCCTTAAATAACAAAGACAATGGCTAACATGAATGTTACTTATCCCGGCGCCTCTAATGGCGGTGCGGATAAGCGAGCTTTGATGCTCAAGCTCTTTACGGGTGAGGTCTATGAGGCCTTCCGTAATTCGACGATTGCCCGCGACCTTGTGCAGCGTCGCACCCTGACTGGTGGAAAGGAAGCCCAGTTCATCCACACCGGGACCATGACCGCTGGCTACCACACCGTTGGTAACCCGATCCTTGGTAATGCTGCTGGTAACCCTCTGGCTGCAGAGACCACCATCGCAATGGATAACCTGCTGATCAGCAGCGCCTTTGTGAATGAGCTGGATGAAGTTCTGAGCCAGTACGACCTGCGTGGTCCTATCTCCCGTCAGATCGGTCAAGCTCTGGCTGAGCACTACGACCGTCGCATCTTCCGCGTTCTGGACCGTGCCTCGGGTCTGACTGCTCCTGTGACCGGCCAGCCTGGTGGTTTCCAGGTGAAGCTTGGTGCTTCTAAGGAGTATGACGCTCAGGCTCTGGTGGATGGCTTCTTTGCCGCCGCTGCTGTGTTGGATGAGCGTTCCGCTCCTAAGGATGGCCGTGTGGCTGTACTTAGCCCCCGACAGTATTATTCTTTGCTGTCGAATGTGGATACCAACATCCTGAACCGTGACTACGGCAACGGCCAAGGTAACCTGAATACTGGTGAGGGTCTCTACGAGATCGCTGGTATCAAGATCTACAAGTCCAACAACATCCCCTTCCTGGGTAAGTATGGCGTTGGTACTGGTACTACCATCGAGAACAAGGACACCACCAACGAGAAGAACAACTACGGCGATGCAGCTGACTTCGCTAATAGCTGTGGTCTGATCTTCCACCGTGATGCTGCTGCCTGCGTGGAGGCCATCGGCCCCGAAGTGCAGGTAACCAGTGGTGACGTGTCGATCATGTACCAGGGTGACCTGATGGTGGGTCGTCTTGCTATGGGCGCCGGTCCTGTCCGCGTGTCCGTTGCAGGCGCTTTCCGCAACATCAACTGATTTCTTTGGGGAGTCCTTCGGGGCTCCCCTTTTTTATTGGCCCCCAGACCGGGGCCTTCATTGCTATCTGAACAATGACCCTCGCAACAACCAAGCTGGATGCTGTCAACCAGATGCTCTCTAGCATTGGTGAAGCACCGGCTGTATCTCTTGACACTGACAACCCTGAAATTGCCATTGCAGAGTCCACCCTTGATGAGATCAGCCGTTCTGTTCAGGCTGAGGGTTGGAACTTCAATACGGAGTATGAGTATCCCTTTACTCCTGATGGCAATGGGCAAATCATTATTCCCTCTAACCTCCTCTCCATTGCAGACAATAAGATCAAGAGTCTAGGTAAGTACCTGACCACTGTTCGTAATGGCAAGCTTTACGACAAGCTAGAACATACCTTCACCTTCACCGGAACTATCTATTGTGATGTGGTGTGGGCTTTTGAGTTCACTGATCTCCCGCAACCATTTAAGGACTACATCACCACCCGAGCTGCTCGTGTCTTTGCTTCTCGTGTCGTTGGAAGTGAAGAACAAGTCAAGCTGATCATGCAGGATGAGGCTGTGCTTCGTTCTAACTGCATTACCTACGATACCGACACAGCCGAGCCAAATATCTTCGGCTTGAAGAATGGTCAGAATAACTATATCTCGTATGTACCATTCTCTGTGATTGCTCGATAATTCTGATGGCTATTATCAATCAAAAGATCCCTAACCTATTGGGAGGGGTCTCTCAGCAGCCAGATTCTCTGAAGCTTCCAGGTCAGCTACGGGAATGTGTTAATGCCGTCCCCGACCCTACTTATGGCCTTCTCAAGAGGCCTGGGCTGAAGCTTGTCTCTAAGCTCAATAACGCTGTTGATAATGGACGCTGGTTCTCCATCTTCCGAGATGCCAATGAGAAGTACATTGGTCAGTTCACAGCAGCTGGCGATTTAAAAGTCTGGGATGCTCAGACAGGTGTTGCTCAGACTGTCAACGCAATCTCTGCTGCTGCTACTGCCTATATCTCTGGAGTCACTCAAGACAACTTTGAGATGCTTCAGGTTGGAGACTATAACTTTGTCTTGAACCGTGCCAAGGTTGTCGGGAAACTTGCCACCACATCCCCTTCTCAACCTTTTAAGGCATGGGTCAACATCAATCAAGTTGGATATGGGGTTCAATATGTCATTACCCTTGATGGTACTGACTATTCTTACACTACCCCTACATCAGGAACCCTAGGAGTTAAGACGGTTGCTGATGGTCTTGCAGCAGCCATCCCTTCTGCCACCTTTACATTTGTGCAGGTCGGTAATGGTTTCTCCATCCGCCGGAACGATAACGCTGACTTCCGTATTAGTGCAACTGGTGGTCTTAGTGGTCAAGCTATCGTTGCCTTCAAGGGGTCCGTCAATACTGTTGCTGACCTTCCTGTTAGTTGCGAGGATGGCTTTGTCTTTAAGGTCTCCAATCTTGATGAAGCAGCAGCAGATGACTACTATGTGAAGTTCACTGTCAGCGGTACTGGGGCTACTGGTTCTGGTATTTGGGAAGAGACTGTTGCCCCTAGCACTCAGCTCTACATTGATCCAGATACGATGCCTCACGTCATTATCCGTGAGAGCAACGGTACATTCACCTTCCGTTCACTTAATCAAGCAGCTGCTGGTGGTTCTGATCTCTATTGGAAGGAACGTCAGGTTGGAGATGAAGACACCAACCCATACCCGAGTCTTGTAGGGAATACCATTACAGGTATTTCTTTCTACAGGAATCGTCTCGTCTTACTCTCTGGAGAGAATGTCATTGCTTCTCAGCCAGGCAGTTTCTTCAATCTCTTTGCCGTCTCAGCCATTACGGTCACTGATGGTGATGCGATTGATATTTCCTGTGGCTCTCTGCGTCCAGTTGCTCTCCGCTATGCAATCCCGACGACGAACGGACTCTTGCTGTTCTCAGAGTTTGCTCAGTTCCTTCTGACTTCTGATGCGGATGTATTTGGCCCAAGTACAGCAACTATTAACCTCCTCTCCAACTTCAACACTGACCCGTCCATTAAGCCTGTAGAGACTGGTACTTCTATTGTCTTTACCGATAATAACCAGGGGTTCTGTGCTGTGACTGAGATGTTGGTTACCTCTGTGGATAACCGCCCTCAGGTCAGTGATATTTCTCGGACAACACCCAACTTCATCCCAGCTCAGGTCCTATCCCTGATTGCCTCTCCTTCTGCTTCCTTGCTGTCTTTCATGCCAGCCACGAACAGCCGGGAGATTTATCTTTTCAAGTTCTTCAACAACGGCACCTCAAGGGTTCTGGCTGCGTGGATGAAGTGGAAACTACCTGGTGTTGGTTTCTACCAAGCTGCAGACCACGACAAGCTTTACTTCGTAACCAAACAAGGCAGCTCCTACGTTCTGTCTACTTGTACGGTTCTGAGTGACGTTGACGGTACTGCAGTCAACGCTAGTGGTATCTCCTATGAATACCGCCTTGATCTCTTCACCAGCACGCCCACTACAGCCTACGATTCGGTTAATGACATAACCAAGGTCTACTTTAAGGACGGGACCTATGAGCCCCTCTTGACCCCTGTGGTTGTCGTTGACACATCAGCAACGGATAAAGGTCAAGTCTTCCTTCCAACAGCCGCTACAGACGGTACAGGCCACTATGTGCCGATTCCTGGTAATCAGACCGGAACCACAATAACGCTTGGCTATGCCTATGAGATGACTATCAAGCTGCCTCGCTTCTACGTCAAGCAGGCCCTGTCTGATGGTTCGGTTAGGGCTGATTCGGTCAATATCCCCCGTATCCACCGGCTGATCCTTGAGAGTTCAGACTCTGGGCCTTTCTTTGTGAAAGCTGAGGTGTTGGGTCGCTCTGACGTGACCTTTGAGCTTCCTCAAGTCATCGCCAACAGTTATCTCGCTAACACAGCTCCCCTTCCATCCGTCATTAAGAGCACGATCCCGATCATGGGTAAGGGTACGGATACGTTTGTCACCATCTACAGCCAAACACCATTCCCCCTCAGCTTTGTCTCTATGACTTGGCAGGGTACATATCATAATCGTGGTATCCGTGACACATAGCCTAATTAGGCCAGCCACAGCTGATCTCGCCTTTCAACAGAGCCCTTATCTTCGTTGGCAGGACAATCGTGAGATCGAAGCCAGTGGGTTTCATCCTCTCTTCTGTCTTCCCCTAAGTGTCGCCTCAAGCGAAGACCCTATTGCTTTCTATACCCCTAAGGGTGAGGTGGCTGGCTTTGCGGGGATCAGGAGGGAGGATGAACTATCCGGTGTGGTGTGGATGCTTTGCACTAAGGCTGTAGAGAAGATTCCCATTCTCTTCTGCAAGGAGGCGAGAGCTTGGTTGGATAGGCAGACGACTTTTCAGATCCTCCACAACGTAGCTGACCCTAGAAATACTCTTCATATGAAACTCCTTAAACATCTTGGGTTTAAGCGTCTGGGGTATCAGCCAGTAGGACCCAAGCAAACTACCTTTGTAGAATTTGCCAGAATACAACCATGTGTGATCCAGTAAGTATCGGTATTGGTACTTTCGTTGTTGGTGCTGTCACATCCGTTGGTTCCTATGTTCAACAGCAACAGCAAGTTGAATACGCCAATGCTCAAGCTGCAGCTCAAGCTAGTTACCAGAATCAAGTAAACCTCTTCCAAGCTGCTCAGCAGAATAAGCAGGTCAGTCTGGCTAATCAGCAACAGATGTTTCAGACGTTTAACCAACGTCAGTCCGTTGCTAACCAGAACGCTCAGACTCAGATTGATTTCCAGACTGCTGTTCAACAGCGGAGCTACCAATCTCTCCAAGATCAACTCTCTTATCAGGTTGATCTTAATAAATCCATTGCTTCCCAGCAGTTCGTCAACACCCAGCTAGAGCTTAATCAACAGGCTACATCCAGAGCGATGATGGTTGAACAACAGAAGCTCAACGACGCTCAAGCTCAAGCAGCCTTTGAAGGACAGCGGCTCTTGGCGACTAACCTTCAAACACAAGGTTCAGTCCTCAGCTCAGGTCGAACTGGTCAGTCGATTGGTCTAATTGTTAATGACGCTGAACGTCGATACGGACAAGATGCAGCCATTCAGAACCGGAACATAGAGACGGCTTACGGTGACTACCAGAACAACTCTGCTATGGCTGTCTTACGACAGTTGAGTGCTGATGCTGATGCCACTAGTCGTCTCCTACCTGAACCTATTAAGCCTCTATCCCTGCCAGCTATAGCGGAGCCGATCTTCGCTCAAATGCCTGAGTATGGCCCGTCTGCCGATTACCTCAGCACTCCCGGACCTATGGCTTCTCCTGTCTTTGCTTCAGGTCCTAGTCCTATTGGTCTGATTGCTGGTATTGGAGGTGCTGCTGTTGGCGGTGTAACTGCGGGCTATCAGTTTGAGGCCCTTAAGAAATCAATCGGATAAACGCTAATGCCTCGTATCTACAAATCCCAAGGACCGTCCGTAGCTCTGCGAGAGTCACAGCGGTCCGGTGATCCTGGCTTCATTCAAGCCCCTAACTCTTTTGCACAGATTGAAGAATCAGGTCGGCAGTCACAACGCTATCTAGCGTCTGCTCAAGACCAATTCAATCGTAATACACAATTCCAACAGACAGCTCTTGCACGGGCACAGCGGGCACAGGAGGGCAATGCTCAACTGGCTCTCAGCCAAACCCTGAAGAACCAAGAGATCGCCTGGAAGAATGATGAGTTCCAAGGCAGAGCAGCTCTTAACAACCTTCAGCTTGCCCAGCAGCAAACTTCACAAGCCTCTCAAATTGCCCTTGCTCAGCAGGGAGTCCAGAATCAGCAGCTGACAGATCTTGGTAATTCCTTTATCAAGTTCTCTGAGACTCTGTGGCAGAAGAAGGCAGAGCAGATCAATAAAGAGAATGAAGAGCTTAAGGTTACCCTCCTCAACTCTTATCTTTCAAACCCAGAGCGATTTGAGCCAGACGTTGCCAACGTTGAACGGGCTGAGATCCTCCGTACTCAAGGTCTTCTTAATGCTGAGACCTCTGCTCTCTGGCTTGAAAGTCAGGGTCTCAAGGGAGCTGCTGCTCAAGTCCGTGCTGGTAATCCCTTTGCCCTGAGGGGTATTGAGGAAGGCCGAGCCATCAAGAGCAGCCTCGGTTACCAGACCTACCTCACAGGTAAGTATCGAGATGCTATTGACAGCGGAGAACTTAATAAGCTCTCCCCTGACTACCGAGCCAAGCTTACTCAACTCTTCAGCATTGCCTCTAATGAATACCTGAAGGAGCAAGGTCTGATTGGTGTCAATCCTGGCGTTCTTGCTAAGTATTTCGGCTATACCAAAGCTCAAGTAGAGGCTCAGCTTCTTCAAGACTTCACCAACGAAGGCTACAAGGAGACCAAGGCTGCTCAGAAGGCTGTAGCAGAAGCACAGGTCTATAACTCTGCGGCAGCTATTTCGGCTATGCCTCGTGAGCAGTGGACTGCAGAGCTTCAACGTCTAGCCGCTGCATCTACGGCTGCCAATGGAATGAACCCCATAGAGGGCCATAAGTCCATGTTGCAGCAGCTCATTAAGGCCGCAGATCAATCCAATGACTTCAGCCTAGTTGATGCTTTTGTCCAGTCTGACCGTGGTGATGGTCAGCCTTATGGAGCTACGCCTGGTATTCAGGAGGTCTATGACAAAGCTCGTGGTCTCTTCGTTACTAAGCAGGCTGCCCAGCTAGAGAAGCTTCAAGGTGATCAGCTAGAAGGTATTGAAGCAGATTTCAACCGTGTCTTCACTACTGGTGATGTTACTGCCATCCGTGAAGCTCAGGATACAGCCGTATCTCGTCTTATGCAGCTCGGGACACCTGAGGCTATGGCCAAGGCTCGTTCTATTGCTTCTACGAACCCTGGAGAGTCTCCGATGATCCAGGAACAACTCCGTAGGGCTGAGGATGGAGGTTATCTGGATCGCTTCCTTCGGGAGAACCGTGATCGGATGACAAACAGCACCTTTGAACGGTATGCGAAGAGAGCTGAGCAGACCAGCAAGCTTAAGGAGCCTGCGTATCAACAGGCATTGAACCAAGTCCTAATTCGGATGAAGGTTGCTGCTGGAGAGGCTAATGAGATTCAGCGGGGAACCCTACCTCCCCACGAACGCCAAGCACTGAATGACTATACCAAACTCCAACAAGACAAGCTCACGCAATACGCCCGAGAGTGGCTCGCTCAGAACCCAGGATCAAACGTCAAAGACTTTGAGGACTGGCTCAAACGGCAGGAGAAAGACTACACAGATCCAAAGCAATTTGTCGTCGATCCCAAGTCTGCTATGCCTCGCGGTATGCAGTCCTTGGGTGGTGGTACTGAGTTTACTGGTAATCCGATGGTACGCCGCGTCACTTTTGGTGGACGTATGCGTGAGGACTACCGAGCACCTCAAGTTCAGGCAGGTCTTGCCAATGGGAGTATCAGCGGTAAAGCTATCCAGTTCAATACCGATATCGTCTTTACTCAGAACCAAGTATCGGATGCTGTTACTAACTATGAGAAGAATGGTACTTGGCCTCAACTCATGGTTGATATTGCATCCCGTACAGGTCATTCTGTAAAGAGCATGGTACAGGCCCAGGCCCGTGTCTACGGAGGTAGGGGAGTGATCACTGACCCCGGCAAATTTCAACTTCCACCTTCTCCGTCTGGCTCTGGAAAGGTTTCCTTTGATGCTGTTCAGAACTTTGGTAAAGCCTCTGGTCTGAGTCAGCGAGGAGCTATCGCCTTCGCAACGATGGTTCAAGACGAGTCTGGTGGTGACCCAATCGTTCCTGGTGACGGTGGAGACGCTATGGGTCTGATGCAGTGGAATCGTGCTGCAAGCCCTGATCGTGTTCGTCGTCTTCAACAATTCGCTGCTCAACGCGGCAAGCCTGTAACTGATCCAGGTGTTCAACTTAATTACGCTATCTACGAGATGAAGAACTTCTACCCTTCTGTGTGGAGTGTTCTGTCTTCTCGTAACCCAACTAATAACCAACTCTGGAGAGCGACTGTTGAATACCTTGGGTTTAATCCTCGGGTCTATGGTCAACGGCGGTCATCTCTAGAGGCTAATCTCCGTTAGAAGAAATGCCTATTACATTCGATCCGAATAATCCTATCCCGGACGAGTATCAACCCGAAGAACCCACTAAGAAGCCTGCTGCTGCCCCTAAGCCTAAGGCTCAAGCACCTAAGCCTCCTCAACAACAGAATCAACGTGACTTCCAAGACGTGTTGGATTCGGTGCCTGGTCTTCGGGAGGCTGCAGGCACTCTTCTTAACATCCCCGGAGCTATTGCAGATCAGGTCCCGTCTCCGTTGGACCTTCTGCCTAAGCCTGCTGAGGATG